CATATCTAGTGTTTTGTATCTGTGGTTCACCATCAACAGCAACAGCGTCATCAACAGCGTCATCAACAACGTCATCAACAGCATCATCAACAGCATCATCGTCATCTTCGACAGGGGTTTCGGCAGGATCTTCTGCTGGTTTGTCATAATTGAACATCTCAGCAAGTTGTTCTCTAGTAGTGCCAGTGCCTTTTGTAAAAAATTCTAGTTGTGCATCGGTTAGAGTATAAGGGTTTAAATTGCCTTCCCTCATGTCTCGTATCATGTCTTGACGGGTGTTTGCGTCTGATATGTCTTCTTGTTCTTTATCAGACGGATCTGTTACAGGCGGCTTTTCTAAAGGATCAAGTCCCGGTGGTGGTCCCGGTCTAGGATCTCTATCTAAATTAAATTGGCTACCGGGAGGTTGCGTAGACGGTGAAGTGGGATAACTAGCAGTATAGTTATCAAACCCTGTTTTTGGTGCATCAGGAAAAGTTTCTGCGAATAAACCTCTTTGTACTTCCTTATCTTCTATATTTTTCCCTTCTTGGGCTGCTTTTTGTAGAGCAGAAGCCCACATAATGTCTCCGACACTAGAAGGAAAAGAAGCACCTCTGTACGAGTCTCCTTGATCTGGAAAGGCTGTTGTCCTTGCAAACGGGCTATCAGGATAGCCTTCAGGAAACTTATCTTTGTCTTCGTCTGGGATTACTAGGGTCACTAGGTTATCTCCAGTATGCTTGCTACAACGTGCAGTCTATTGGCTGTGGCTGCAGTTACCTTCAATATCTCACTCGCCTGTACCACAAGAGGGGCAGTAAGTAGTTCTACTGTGCCGTTAGCACTGACAGCTTTGGTCTTATATATACTAAATACTGCGCTAGAGGCATCTGTTATGGTCAAAGTTATAGTGTCTGCATTGTTAGAGTCCTCCGACACTAAAATAGACTTTACTATACCCGTAGTCAAAGCCGCACAGGTGTATAACGTGGTTATATTAGTGGTAGTTAGGTCTACCTTTGCATTGACATAAGTATTAGCCATTAACTAAGAAACCACGCATTTGCTTCAGCTTGACCTACTAGTCTGTCACTACGAAAGGCTTGGTCTAACTGATTGAAATAAAGTCGGAGTACGTTGTTTATATCATCGAAATATCGCTGATCGTACTCCGAAGGGGGGAGCGGTAGTGCAGGTGCCCTAAACGTAATGTTGTAGTCAGTAGTATCTATGGTCATTATCGTCTTCCATCTGCACGAATGTCTATTCTAGGGGAGCCTAACTGCCAGATTACACCCTGTGCCGTAGACTCTATTTTAAATGTCATCTGTCTGCCTCTGATTCTTACATTTAATTGTTCTGTGTACTTCTCAACAGGGGCTGTGGCCGTGCGTGTAACCGAACCACTGTTACTGCCGCCCTCTGACGTAGGACTATTGATACCAGAGCCTGAGTTATTAAAAGGTGAAAGGCTTAGTGTGGCCGTAGGATTATCCACCGTAGACCCATCAAACGTAATATCAGGCAGTATACGCTTAACAAACGCAAACCTGTCACCGTCATCAATATCAAACTGAGCAGAGGATATGTTGGCTGAGATAGCTGCAGGAGTGGCAGTTTCGTTATCGTCAACACCGTTCTCATGCTCGACCAGATTGTTATTATAAGTAGCTGCTATAGGAAACTGACGTAATCCTGAGTCTAACCATGCGGTTCTGGTTAAAGTGCCGTAATACCATATATCCTGTTGGTAGTTATACACCACGTACTTATCTACAGTAGAGCTACCTGACGAACAGTAGAACCACCATACCTCGTGAAAGGCTTCTATTGTACCTGCAAAGACTTGATCTATCTGTTCTGTATTAATGTTATCAAATATATGCCTTCTCAGATCGCACCGTAGCTGTCTGGTTCTGCCATCGTATATGTAAAACTTGTCCCTGCCCATCCAGTAAGAAGCACCGTCAGCATAAGCAACGGAGTTCTGAGAGGCGATAGATATGTTCTCCCCTACAATCTGTGAACTCCACACGATAGGCGCACCCACGTATTGCAGGTTATACAAGGAAGAGTCTGTCCACACCAACACCTCTTGCCGTGCTTGTTGAGCAGTAACTATAGAACTGCCCTTTGATAGACGTAAACTACCCGCTTGGTTAGTGGCCGCAGGAGTCCATTGAACGAGGCTTTCTTGGTCAGACCATCGAATTAGCATGGGATCTTGTGTAGAAGAACCCTGTGGATTAGCACCAAAACAAAATACAAAACGGCTGACATCTGATACAAGTACGGTATTAACCACGGTAGGTACATTTGACGCATCAGCTAAACTAGATACCAACACGGCTCTGTTCGTTGTACCTGCAGAAGAGTCCCAGTAATACAAAGCTCCACCACGAGGGGCAAAAACAAGGTCTTCACCAAACCCAGACTGACTCCACAGCCTTATCTGAGTGTTAGACGATTCACCATTACCCCATGTGCCGCCACCCCATGAACCACCTGACCAACCTATCAACGGTATGGCAGTGGCAGAACCCGGAGTTATTTGGTATTTACCTACGGTAGACCCACCACCATTGCCAGAGTCGCTTGAGTTAGCCGTCACGGTGCTACCTGACGTATCTTTAGCGGTGATAGTATAGCTGTTTGCATCTACTACAGTGGCTATCTCATAATCTTGGTTAAGCACATCAGCGGTTACTAACCCACCTAAAGTAGCTGCTCCAGAAAACTCTACAAAGTCACCTGCTGCCGCACCATGATCCGTGTCAGACACGGTAAGAGTAGAAGACCCATTACTAGCAGCAAAGGTAACGTCTCCTGCAGCGGTGGTAGCACGTAACGGAGTGACATCGTAGTATGCGCCACCCTGTCCTATATAGAATTTAAGGTTGGTGCCTACCCCTAAGTAATTTGCACCTGCTAGAGAGATCCAGTTAAAAAGCGACCTGCAGACACCAAGAAAGCTGTTTGCTGATATTCGAGTCCAGCCACCTATACGTTCAGCGTACCCTTGTCTAAAACGTACCTTGTCACACTCAAACCAAGAGTTTTCGTTACTGTAACTAGTTTTCTCTCTGTTGACACCGGGTTCCAGAGCTAACTTTTGTATTGTCATTTACGTATCCGCTAATGCTAACATCCGTATTTTTAGCCTGTGCGCCCTTTCGGGGGTTTGAGTCATAGCCCATCTCGAATCAACCATCTCAAGTGCTACCTGTCCCCAAGCCTGTGCTTCTACCGCTTTATTCATATGCTTGAATTTAGTTAAGTTTCCCTGACCAAGCTGGAAACACATATTTACCAGCACATGTTGGGCTTCTTGAGGAAGCTCCTCCCAATTAGAATATATTTTTTGGCACCCGTCTATGGCAATATGTACATCTTCTTGAAATAACTCATAACACCGATGCTCTGTAATGCTGTCTTCTTGTGGGGCACCGTCATAAGCGTCTCTAACTGGCAGACTAGCCTCTGGGTCAGTGTGTAAAATTTTATGGCCTATACCGATTGTAGCGTGACCTTCTGTACAAAGGTACGGGTAAAGCACTTTTCCTTCATCACTAGATATTTCTTCGTACACTTTTTTAACATCTACCGCCATACATATTTTCCTAATACGTAACCAATAATAATACCCACCGCTAACTCAATCATTTTTTGTTAAAACTCTGAAACCCAAAGAAAGCCGCAATCAATCCCGACACGCTGATAAAATACACGGAAGCTATGTCTCCTAGTATAGAAGCTGCTTGATCTAACTTTAGAAACGAGGTAATTACAATACCGCTTGGGTATAAAAGCATACCAAACAGAGCAAACCAACACATGTTCTTTTGAGCGTCAGCCTTTTCATTAGCAATCTCAAGTGCTTGTAACCTCTCTGTAGTAGCAAGCTCTGCATCCGTTACCACGCCATCACCGTCAGCATCGTATTTCTCGTATTCACTCCCCGGCTCTAACTCTTTGTTCATTTCTCTCTACTTACTTTCTGCGTTTTCTCTACAGTTCTCATAGCACCGAGTCCTAGCATCCCCAGCAATACGGGCATCATGGCTGACATATCAAGGCTAGGAACCTCAACGCCCATCTCAGCCAGTAATAAACCAAAGTTAGCCATAGGTATGAGTATGTAGTTTGAGAGCAGAGCAACACAGCATGTCCATCCCACAGCAGGTCTCCATCCAGCAACGAACATGCTCTTACTTGCCGCTTCTACTTTGTTTACCTCTAGCTGACCTTTTGCAAGCTCTTGTGCATGTCGCTCTGACATGGTTGCTATTTCGTGGGCGAGGGCGTTCTTCTGGTCTTTATCTTCGATGAATTTATCAAGTAGCCCGGTGACAGGGCCAACAAGGGAACTAAGTATTGCGCTCATGTTATCTCCTACTCAAATAATTTAGTATTAGCACCAACCATTTTAGGTACACAGTAAGCAGTTACATTTTGTTGCCTGTAATAAGTCCTATCATTTGGACTCCATTTACCTTGTTCAATAGCGGTTGCAAATATATTACACCGATATATGTCTTTAAACAGCATTCTATTATCCGATACATTCTCTCCTTCTACAACAACTACTAGCAGAAACGCCATCAGCATTTGTATCGACCACACTTCCTAAGATTACGCTGTCTTTCTTTGGCTTGCTCTAGTCTTTGTTTGGCTGAGTCTAGCCTTGCCTCTTGTATTGCTTCGTATATGTACCAACCTGACCAAGCTATAAAACATAAAGAACAAATAATAAACAGAACAGTAAAACGATCTTTCATTCTTTGTTGTCGTTCTTTGCGTTTCTTGTGGATGTCTTTTAGGTATTGCTGGTGGTCTTTTTCTGACTGTTTACGAATACGCTCTGCTTCTCTCCAAACATCTGACATCCCCATCATCATCAGATGGTCTTTGATTTTATTCTCTACAGCTTTGATCTCTCTACGTTTGATAGAAAGATCCATTGCTTCTTTGGGAGTAAGAGGCCGTTTAAGTTTCTTCTTTCTTTCCCAATCGTCTAACCTTTGGGCGGTAGATCCAAACTTACCAAGTAAAGCAGCAGCATCTTGAGCATTGGCTTTACCTTCCTTGAAGGTGGCTATGGTTTGGTTAATCGCAGATATTGCTGAAGTAATCGCTGCGAGTTCAGCGAACATGAGGGGCTACCCCAAGAATTTGCTGGCTATGAGAAGTCCCACCAGAAAAGGATATAACGCATAGACACTCATTTCTATACGGTTCATACGCTCTGTGCCACGGTCAAGGCGTTCTTCGATATTCTTATACCGCACCGCACACTCTCTTTCGTGAGCTTCTAACTCGTCCATTAGCTAACTTCTTCCCAAGACGAGCCGTTCCACTTCTTACCAAGCAAAGATTCATCTTTAGATTCTAACTCTTTATAGTTAGAGGGAGGGCTATCCAAAGGTGTTTGATACTCTGTAATTGCTTCGCATATATTGTCACTATTAAGATGTGCGTATATTTTAGACATACTCTATTACCTCCCAATAAATCTCTGCTGGGCTTACCACCCTCGCATTGTATGATACGCCACCTCCGCATTGAAGTGTTACTTGTGTAGCTCCGGCTAACCTTGCGCCTATCATTGTTGCATTAGAACTCCACAAATTGCTCTGAGAAGCACTTATATTTCCCAACATATAGCCGTTTGCACAACTTGCGCTTATAAAAGACTTAGAGGTATCCACGGAATTTATAGTTACATTAGCAGAAGGGCCAATCCCTGTGTTTCCGACTGTTAAAGCCGTATTACCACGTTGTATTGATTTTATAACTTGCGTTCCTAAAACAGGCATAATCGTTTCCTATAATGAGTGCCATCCAATAGTTGAACCGGAGTATACTAACTGAACAGAAGCTCCAGAATTAAGCGTTCCATCTTCTGCCGAAGAATCAATATTAGAACTATTCCGTCCTACAGTCACTGTGCCAGCCCCTGCGTTACTCAACACAACTGTATCGCCATTACTTGGACTTGATGGAAGGTTAAGGGTAAAGGCAGAAGCACTATTAATAATTAACTGGTCTTTACTAGTTGCTGTCATGCCAGTATCACTTGCCTCTTTAATGACCCAATCGCTATAAGGCACTGTCGTTGTTGCTGGTGTTGCAAAAGCAGGTGGATTTCCTGACCCAGCAGAAGTCAAAACTTGTCCCGCAGTGCCTGTTCCAACTGCCACAGGATCGTTTGACCCATCGTAACTAATTAGGTTTCCGGGGGTTCCAGATGCCATTTTAGCTAGAGTTACTGCATTGTCGGCTATAGTTGAAGTTGTACCTGCATCACTCCAAGATGTCGCTCCGGCCCCGTCTGACAGAGTAAGCACCTGCCCACTTGTACCCACTGCTGCGGGTAGGGTGATAGTATAAGTAGTTGTTGTACCAGCAGCTTGGAGTGCGGCATACTGCCCTCCAGACGAATCCTCCAAGCGAAGGTCACCTTGACTTGTAATGTTTAATTGAGTGAGTGAACCTGCTGTGCCAGTGGCTATGAAGTTTTCCAATAGAGCTAACGCATCAACGACAGCGGCCCCACTACCTGCACCGTCTAGATAAACTACCTTGGTCTTTCCTGTGGCTATAGTAACGGTAGCACCAGATCCCTGTTTGATAGTAATTGACTGAGACCCAGAGGTGGCGTTCTCTATGAACATAACCCGTGACATGCTATCGGGAGCTATAGTTAAAGTTCTGGTTGCCGTTAGACTAGCACCACTAGTTACCTTAAAGTACATAGCTCTGGCAGGATCATCTGTCGCATTAGCTACAGTGGTGGTTACGTCTGCATCAGAACTAAAAGACGCTTCAGTAGCATACCCCAAAGCTTTAGCAATGAGAGACAAGTTAGTGTTAGTCTTTGTGCCCCACGTACCAGAGGCAGCACCTGTGGTTATTTCTTCTAATCGTAAGTTGTTATCAAAACTCGCCATGTCTAGTTCCTATGAGGGTTTAGTCGGCCAATCATTATCGCCCGATCCGTCCATATCAGGCACTTTTAGATTAGGCCAATTACTGTGTGTTGGTAAATCTCTCAACGCTTGCCTGTATGTCTTCCAATCGCTACTCATCGTTACATCGCTACAAGCCATCCAATCTGTCTCCGCTAATCTTCTGTTTCTTTCTTCTCTATTTCTTGCCGCTGTCTCATTATTTAATGCTGTTTGTGCTGCTGTTTTTTCACTGTCTGTCAGACTTTCTATCTTATGAAGATATACAACATTGTCCTCAATATACGGATCTACGCTAGTGCTTTTTTGAGTCATCCTATCGTAAGAACGACTCATCGTCACAGGTAGTACAGAGTTTTCGGTCATCCAATCAGCAGGTGGGCCAGATTTAGGAAACGCAACATTTTTGAACAACTCTCTGTGTTCTCCGATACTTTCTACTTTGTTGTCTTTTATTATAGCTATCTGCATATTATTTACCTATTTGGGAACTCTTCACTGGGGGGAGTAAAGTTGGATGTGTATCGGGCTTTAAGAGTGACACGGTAACTATCTATATAACCATTTAATAGATAAGAGGTTGAATAATACCCTGCTATTGTAAGAACATCATTTGCTATATAACTGTTTGTCCAAGCTATATCACTTCCTATTTGACTGCCACCAATGAAAATTTTAATAACCCCTGATGTCCGTACATACGCAAAGTGAATCCACGTTGTAGCACTAGGAGTAGCTTCAGAGTTTCCCTGTGTGCCAGTGCCTCCGCTTGCCTGAGTCCCATAGTACGAATGCCATTTCCCTTGATAGGGAGCATTTGCGTATGTCCCTAATGCTGGCCCAACGCCAGCCCTATTTCCTAACGATTGGCTATCATAAACAAACAAGCCCTGACCATCTGTAGGTGATGAGTTAAAATAAACAAAACCTTCTATAGTAAAATCACCACCATATAAGTAAGGAACATTACGGACAATAAGATAATCACCTGATTCATCAAACTTTGCGCTTGCTGTACCGAATTTCTTTATAGAGGTATTTAACTGTGCATTTCCTACAGTTTCTATATTAGTCTTACCTGACTGATCGAACATAGCGGCATTAGTAAAGTTTGCTAAAAGCTTGGTGTTCGTAACATCTGCTACTGGAGCCGTTGGGACAGTAAAACTAGAAGTATATACGGCTGTTCCTTTAACTACTCTAAAATTTGATATGAATCCTTCAAATGGTTCTTCTACTGCTCTATCTGTTGTTCCCCCAATAGTTAAAGGTTGATTTCCTCCTGAACTTACATCAACAGTTCTATAAGACGTATTCGTTGAATCTAAATTTCCATTTACAAATAGTCTAAAGTCGCCAGTACCATCTCTTGTAACGGCAACATGAAACCATTGATTTTGTGGAGTTGCATTTGTAGAAACGCAAACTCTTGCGTTGGTTACTGCGCCATAAACCCCAAGTGCAATTTTGCTACTATTGTCCGTATCATCCGCTAATAAACCAATAGAATTTACGTTATTCCAATAAGGGCCGATATTCATAATTCTACTATAAGGATAAGTATCTGCCGTTACATAAACCCAAGCCTCTATTGTGAAAGCACCTGTTCCAAAAGCAAAATCAGCAGAAGTGCCACACTCTATCTTGTTGCCAGTCTGTCCAGTTGGAAAGTGTGAAGATCCTCCATTTACAGCCGCATTATAAGATGCACTAGGCGCAAAGGGTGATAAGGGTTGTACAGCAGGCGCACCATTCCCTACAAATAAACTATTAGCAGCACTACTAGCGTCAAAAATTCTGTTGCTTCTACACGTTAACAACTTTGTATTAGTCACATCAGGTAAGATCGCAGTGGGAACTGTAAAGTTTGAAGTATAAACAGCCGTTCCATTTACAACTCTAAAATTACTTAGTCTCCCTCTAAGAGTGTAGGAATCTGAATACCAGCCTCCAACAGTAAAATAAGTGTCTGTGTAGTTTCCTGTATAACTTATATCTGAGCCTATCTGGGTTCCATCAATAAAAATTTTTATAGTCCCTGACGTTCTCACAAAAGCAACGTGAATCCATTTCCCAACATCAGGATTTGAAATAGCACTCCCTACTGTGTTTGTTTGATTTTCTCCTGCACCATAATAAATATGCCACTTCCCTGTGCCGCCATAAGTTCCGATAGCTGGCCCTCTGCCGTCTTGAGAGTTTAAAGCACCACTAGAAAGTTGAAATAATCCTTGTCCTGTTGTTGTGACTAGCCCAAAAAACACAAAACACTCTATTGTAAAATCGCCTGTTCCAAAGGAAAAATCAGAATCATTTGAATATAACCAATCGGGGTTTCCACGACTAAAATCTACGCCCCACTTACCTTCGCTTGCACTAAAAGGACTAAATGTTCCTTGAGCAACATTTCCTGATTCTGTCAAAGTTTTGCTTGTGCTAGAGCTATCTACATAGGTATTGTTCTGCGCTCCGTTTGAGCCATCAAACTGATATAGCTGTGTGACCAAATTAAAATCTGGATCTGTTGCTTCTTTTGGGCCAGATGCAGAAATAAGTTTTTGAGCAAGGAAAGCCATTAGCTCATGTCCAAACCAGCGGTGAATCCGTAATAGGTTGTCCCCCCATTCACCGTAAAAAACACGAATACGTCTACATCTGCCGCACCTGTTGATAAAGTTGGGGCAGTGCCTCCTGCAAAATCTACTGCGGCTGGGAAAGCTATCGTTCTACCACCTGTGCCGTCCTGCGTGACTTTCAAAACAAAAGCGGATACATCATTTGTTCCTGATGCCGGATTGCTCCATGTGAACGTGCTTATGTTGTGAGCCAAAGTGATTGTGAAAACGCTGCCTTGACTAATATCCAAGGTGACTGAAGTGCCTGATGTAAGTGCTACTGTCTCTTCTGTAATTGCTTTATTAAAATTAACTATACCGCTTGCATTTGCAGTAATTACCTTGCTGGCCTCTGATGCGCCAAGCGTGGTTATATCTAGATAATTAATTTCTGCTGTAGTAGCTGTTACACCGTCTAGTTTATTTAACTCAGTCGCAGTTGAGGTGACCGCCACATCTTCGTTGATTTTAGGCGAGGTAAGCGTCTTGTTAGTCAAGGTATCTGTTGTGTTTGTACCCACCAAAGTTGTGGTAGCCGTGGGCATACTAATCAAGGCTTCAGTATGGTTAATTACATTCGATGCAGGGACTAGAGCGTAGTTGCCCATGTAGCTATGAGAGCTACACTGATAGTACAGAATGCTGGGCGTGTCTTCGTCTACGTCAATTTGTGTGTATGCACCACTGCTTCCGGGTGTTCCGCTAGTCGTTACGCCTGTCGTATAAGCTGTTGTCTTGTCAGCATCAAGATAGAACCTAAGAGGGTGAGTGCTATTGGTGCTGTCTGATTGATCGAACTTGTAATAATATCCGCTGTCACTCGTTACATTATCAGCACCGTTAAGATAAATAGCAGGAGCTTCAAGGCCATCTAAAAAGTATGCAGAACTACTGCCATCACCGTTGTAAGGATGTGCGGCTGTCTTGGTTCCCACCGTGACTGCAATCGTGATAGGCGCAGAACTACTGCCGTATTTACCGCCAACGGCATCGACTTCAAATACTGTGTCGGTGCTTATTAGTCCTTTTGATACTTTAGTTAATGCCATGTTTTATGTCTCTATCAAACTGGAGGAGTGATTCCACGTTTAAATTCAGCTACTCTGTCATTGGTAAAAATATTTTCTGCTACGCAAGCAGTCATTACATCGTCAAACCTTGTGCTTTCTACGTTTACCTCTCCATCTCTATTGCTCATTAGCAAAGCTGTGTCTGCGATAATCTGGGTAGAACTTCTAAACAATGCACACATCTCTGTCTCAGTTAAAAGGTTCAACCAGACAGATGAGGGGAATATCAATCCTCCTTTTTCACCAACCGCTACAAATCTATAGAAGACCATGAAAAACCCCCATTTCATCTAGCCATGCGTGAACGTCTGCTTCTAAGTAAGGTACAGCGGATCGTCCGTATTGGTTTCCTTTGTTAACGAAAAAATATCTGCCTCGCCATCTTTGTACCAAACTTATATTAGTTCCCCAAGGGTATCCAAGATCCCCCCCGATTGTCGCATACAAAACGTGTTTGCCATTAGACGTATTAATTAATTGGCCGTAACCACCAGCTTGATAATCACTAGATTGATAGTTGTAGTACCTTATAAATATCATGCCATTAGCTGTTGGGCCGACTGCCCCATAACCATAAGGAATATTTTCATTAGAATAGGTTGAGCCAAGAAAATTTGAATAGCTTAAACTTCCATCCGTAAGGGACACGCTGACTGTAACTCCCCGATAAGGCACTCCAGCAGCAGCGTTACCTCCTGTTGTATTGATGCTTGCTAAGTTTATGGTTCCTGATCCATCTCCTCCTGATCTGTAAAGTGGGCTTCCATAACTAGAAAGGTAGTCTAAGCCATTAAAAGAAGCGTTCCCAAGTTGTGCATTTCCAATGGCTGTAACGGTTCCAGCTTCATTGACGGATGAAGTATAAAGCGTATGAGGGCTTGTACCACTGTCCATCGTAAAACAATAAAGTTTGTTATCTGCTTCGTCCATGTACCAGCCTACCCAATGGTCAGTATTTGCACTTCCTGATGCTTCATCTATAGTCATGCCACCATTCCAAACTCCATCTGTTACTTCGGTTGAAGTTGGGGAGTGTTGATAAACATTAGTGGTTGTGTTGGTATAGTTTATTTTGATTGATCTACCCGCAGTTCCTCCTGAAAAACCGGGAAGATAATAATTAGAAGATAATCCTTGCCCCATACCACTCCAGAAACTCAATGATGTGTCGGGTAAAGGAAATAAAGGCATTGCTCTGCTTTTTCCAAATTTTCTACTTAATCCGGCCATTATTCGTCAAACCCCATCATTACCATGTTTACACTAGCGACTGTGCTTCTGCCGATTACATAGTCGCTTGCTCCTGCTACCACTGGAGAAAAACTTAAACTTTCGTCTGGAGCAATCATAGTGTTCTCCAATAACTTTGTGGCGTTAGCAAAGGTGGCAGAGCTATCTCCTACCCCAAGTTGAACAAACGCTGTCGATGAACTTCTATTAAGGATATGAACAGTGTACGTCCCTCCGCTGGAGCCAGCCTGTCCTATGTTCGCTGTTGTATTTGCGCTTAAATCAACGCCTGATATTTTGACTGCCATTATATTTGCCCCATAAAGAATACTTTACCAGTAGATATT